GCTCTTCCGATCTCTTCGGATCACCGGATATTCACCTGCCTTCGAAGTCTTGCCAATTCGTTTTCGGACAGGGGGCTCTTTCTGCTCTTGCCGGTTCTTCGAGCGTCTGCGCAGTAGCAAGGGTGGCACAGACCATGTGATCCGACCGGCGTGAACAGGTTCAGCGGACGCTCCTCCTTCGTCATGGTGTCCCACAATTTGCGCGATACCATGAACCTGGAACAGCGTTCGCATAACGTCATATCCCCACCGAGCATCAGCCGAATGGAGTTTGAGAAAGAATCGAAAAGTTGTTTTCTGGCTTTGACAAATCTCTCTTCGAGGTGTTTCACCATGTCGATTCGCTCTTGTTCAGAAGAGGGCACCCTGCACCCCTTTCGATTCGAGATACTGCTTGGCTTTTCCGTAGGCGTCCATCGGTGACACGCCCTGAGTCCACTCGCCATCGTGGCCGATACGAACCATCGAAGGGAAACACGTGCAGTCGGTTCGGATGGGCCGATCGAGCATGACCACATTGGACAGAGGCGGCTTCTTGCGTCCGAGAGCCGGCCACTCCACGGAGCAGTATCCGAACAGGTTGCTGGCTCGGAACCATGCCGGTGACTCGCCTCCGGCGTAGATGACCGTGTCTTCCGCCGGGCGGACTGGGGACTTCGTCCCGAGATTTGGATCGTCGGTACTTACGAAAGTCTGGTACTTCTCGAAAGTGTGGTTCTTGTTCTCGCAAACATCGGCGAGTGGGATCGAGGAGAACACGATGTCGAACTCCTCGACGAGAACCTGTACAGCCGGGCCGAAAGTGTGTCGAGTGAAAGTGGTCTCAATGATTTTGCCGCAGTACTGATTCCACAGGATGTCGTACATCAGGCGGATGTCGTAGACCTGTTCGCGCGTACTTCCTCTGGGTGGGAAGTCAAAGCCGCCTATCTTCTCTCCGTACTCGGCGACTGTGCCCTGGACTTCGACGCTGATCTCATGGACGGGAAAGTCGAGCTTATCCGGGAGAGAGGTGAGGTACTGTGCGCCGTGCAGCGTCGATTTCTTCATCGTGGAAAACAAGACAATTTCGTATCCCGACTGCCGGCACGCGAGCGCGGTGAACAGGGCCGATGGACCACAACCAAGAATAGCGGCGTTTGGCATTATTCCTCTTCGAGGTTGATGACTTCTCGTTTTTTCGAGTTGTATTCGAGCCAATCCGGAAGCTCGCGTTCACCTGAAGCCAGAAGCTTCTTCTCTGCCTCTGACAGTCGAAGACGGTAGCCGCGGGGGTCGGAGTCGACTAGTTGCGGCCACAACAGCGGCATGTCGACTGGAGTGTTCGGCCACATCTCCTCGTACACACCCGGGTTCCGACGGATCAAGTAGGATCGGTGACTTCGGTGGAAGTCCAGATCTTCCATCCACGGCGGCATCGCGAGTTCATGGGGGACATCTTCGAGAATTCGATGAATCTCAAATGCCAGGTTTTCGTTTTTCTTTCGCTCGGTTTTCCAGATTGAGCAAGCGCTCATTCCGTACACTCCGAGGGTGTATTCGTATCCTTCCCACATGTTTAAAACAGGATGCGGTCTCATCTCTTCTTCGCCCATGAGGGCCTTCAGGACTTTCAGCGCATCTTGACGTTGCTTGCCTAGGCGTGCATCGTCCAGTGGCCGAAGCGACTTGAAGAAACCGATGTTGGGCATCAGCGTTAACGGCAAGGCTCCTCCTCCGTGTGAGCCACACTCCGGATACTACACTCTTGTGCTCATATGCGGAAGGGCGGGTAGTCCTGTTCTAGCGACTACCCGCCCTCGTCGAGGTGTCCTGAGGCAAGTCAAGATTGTCGCGCCCAACCACCCTCAGCGCGCTACCTCAGGCCCTTCCGGGGTGTCCGACCTCGACAACCCTCCCACAGATAATGCGGCTCCTACGTGTACGCAGGGACGCAGAGTGGTTCGGGTCGATCAGAACGGCGGCTCGGTCGTCTTCCGCCTGCGGCCCGTGCGCGTCCTCGTGGTGGGTGCCGGGGGCTCTTCCGTCTTCGCCGCGGTCTTCGCCGGCCGACGTCGAGCGGTGCGCTTCGGCTCCTCGGGCTCCGGCTCCTCCTCGTCTTCGTCCTCCGGCTCTTCCTCCTCTTCGACCTCGTCCTCCTCGTCCTCGTCCGGCTCCTCCTCGGACTCCTCGTCCTCGTCCTCGGGGAACTCGGCTTCGAGGATCGCCTCGATGATGTCGTCTTCGGAGGTTCCGCGCTTCACCGAGATGCCGAGAGCCTTCGCGGCCTTCAGGAGGGCCGGACGCTCCATCTCCTCCAGCTCTTCGGCGCGAACGTTGTACTCGTCGTCGGTCTCCTCCGCTGTCTCCTCCTCGTCGTACCCCTCGTCGTACCCCTCGTCCTCGTCGGCCTCGTCGGCCGGTGCGTCGTCGTCCGGGGGTGTGAGGTCGGTCGGGCGCAGGAAGGTCTTCGGATCGAGATCCTGGGTTCCTTCGTAGAGCTTCATCTTGCAGTCCGCGGAGATGAGAACGCCCTCCTTGAACTTCCATGCGCCGATGGAGACGACGTTTGGCGGGTCGTTCTTGTCGAGCATCACCTTCTGACCCCAGAAGGCCTTCCGCAGCGCGACGGACTTCTCCTCCGGCACGAGGTTCGACAGGAAGTTGTTGACCCACGGAGCACCCTGCTTCGTGACGTTCAGGTTGAACCACGTCCCGTAGCCGTTGTACTGCGCCTTCTTCGAGCTGGGCGGCTCCGCGATGACGATCCGGCCGTTCAGCATCGGGTCGCCGTTGCTGTTCGTCTTCAGCCGCAGGAGGGTGAGCTTGAACCGGTACACACCCTTCGGCGGGAGATCACCGTCGTAGACTTCGTACTCTTCGAGTTCCGCCTCGAAGGGGTTGCCGTCGATGTTGCCCCAACTAGCCTTGACCATGAAAGTGCTACTTCCTGTTCGCCGCTCGCGTCCTGCGAGCGGTAGTGCGGGTGCGGGTTCTTGCTGGTGTTGCCTGTGACGGCCTCAATCCGTCACTTGAATTGATCAGTTGTTGAACTTTCGGAATAGTAGGAGCCGGCATGTACCGCGGGAGGCAGTCGTAGCGATCCTTCGCGAAGTACGGTTGGATGTGCTCGAACTGCATCCGACGGGCGATCTTCCGATCGTCGCCGGTACCGGTGACCTTTTGGGACATTCGGCCGACGACGTGCATCTTGCCACAGACGGCCTGGGAGATCTCGTAGTCCTTACCGAGGATCAGCGGCAGCACTATATCCTCGGACTCCTCGTTCTCCCGTTTCATCTCCAACGCCGTGTAACAGACGTTGACCGGCAAGTCATTGTAGAGGTTGACGAACCTCTTCAACATGTTCTGCCACTTTTGGTGGTCTTGGATCGCAGGGATATCCGGGTCTCGGTTCTTGTTCTCCTCGATCGCGGAATCGAGAATGTGCCGGAGAAGCATCTCCTGCATGTCGGTCAGTGAGTCGACGATGACCCACTTGAATCGACCGGGGTTCTCAACCAGCCAGAAGTAGCACTCCTCGACGTCCTTCCACTTCTCGACAGGCCAGACTTTGCACTTGCTGCCCTGTCGCTTCGCGGAGATTACGCCAGACTCGATCCCGATGATCAAGCCGTCTTCCGCGGTACCGCCGAAGACCGTCTTGCCGATACCCGAGTTTCCGTAAACGAGCATGTTGATGGACTCGTCATAGGCGGCTAGGTCGATAATCTTCGACCGGGTTTTTCCGGTCACCCGCGCATCGCCATCTTCGGTGTTCCGCTCTCGGCGATCTCACTCCAGTACTCCGCGGCCTTGCGGTGAGCATCGACGAGAACCGTGAGCCGCTCGATCTCCTGATGGTGGTTTTCGAGAGCCGCCCGGGCGGTAGCCCGCATCTTGTCGACCTGATCGACGGCGTGACGGAGGATCTCCTCGGACTCGGACTCCTCTTTGATTTCGTCGAACTGGCTCTCGTCGTCGATATCGCTGCGTACTCCTAGCATCAGTCTTCCACCCTTCCATACTTCGGCTTGCGGTAGGCGTCGAGGATCATCAGGTCCTTCGCCTCGACGCCCTCCCACTCCTCGACGAGGACGGTCAGGGCCTTCGAGATGGCGCGCTTGGCGCTGGTCGCCTCGACCTCGACCCGCTCCTCTCCGCGCTGCGACGGTGGCAACTCCGCATCCGTCGGGTCCTGGTAGGTGACGACGTAGGGCCACGTCTTGTTTGCCATTTCTCTCCTCATGCTGCCTTGCGGTGGTCGGCGTACGGGTCTTCCACCCGGAACACCGCGTTGCGGAACTCTACCGCGTCCTCCGGGTTGCTTTCGTGCAACACGCACATATTGTAAAAGTCACAGTCCCACGAACAGTCGCGGGTCGGGTTCTTGTAGAGGTCTAGCTCTCCCTCTCGGAAGAGGTTCATCATCTCGACTTCGGAAGCAATCCGAATCAACTGCGACTTCTGCTCTCCAAAACTCCTGCTAACCGGAACTCGACTGAACAACGGCGTCGGTTGGTCCTTCGACACCTCCCCGAGCACGCGTAGACCCCGCTTTCGGGCGACCTCTTCTAGCTCCTCCAACTTCATTTTGTGCCATCTGATATTCGGATCTTTTCGCGCTTCGAAAGCTGCGATGAAGTGTGCCTTCGTCGGCTTGTTCGTCGCCCGACCCTGGTCGTCGACTGGGCGGACGTCTTTCTTGCCCTTGCGAATGAAGTTGTAGGTGATCTCGTTAACTGACTCAGTCGGTTCGATCAAGCCCTGCTCGCGCAGGGTGAAGGTCGCCACTGTGGAGTAAGTGCCGCCCTGGTCATCGAGTTCGAGGTGCCCAGTGGTGATCTGCGCCGCGGTCTTGTGTTCCATCAGCTTCAACCGACGGCGATCATCGAGGTCGCGATAGACGCCGTCGAAGGTGCCGACCAAGCGGACGACCGGCTTTCCCTGCCAGTCCGGAACGATGACCTCGAATCTCTGCTCGGGCGCGATGACGTCCCACGATCGGTCCCGACCCCAGTGTTCGAGGTACCAGCCGAGCAGTTGCTCTCCGTACTCCGCGGCGTCCTCGTATTGACTGGAGTCGCACTTCTTCCCGAACTCAGCCCGAATGAACTTGATGTCGTCTTCCGCGAACTTGCGCCACGTGACCCGCGGGTCGATGCCTCGCTTCAGCCCGGGCTTGTACCAGAGTGCGAGCGCAAGGTGCATCCCCTGACCAAACCACAACTTATCGTTCGGCGGACCCTGCGGTCTCAACCCTTCGCGCCATCCCCACCACCAACGTTGCGGGCAACGCCGAAACGCGATGCGCTCACTCGTGCGGAGCAGCGGAAGACGCTTTACGGCCGGCATGGGCCACCCTCGTTCTCGAATCGTTCGAGGTCGTTCCAATACTCCCGAATTTCCGAAACCACGTCGTCCCCGAGGATCATTCCGACGAATCCCCAACTCATCTGCTCCGGGACTTGACAAGTCAAAGATAGTTGATTCTGCATTTTGTCCGCCCATCTGTGCGTGCTGCCGTTCTGGAGAGGGCCCGGGAGGAGCGGACAACTACAACCGGGCCCTCACCACAACGGCCGGGTACCGGGGGACAGTACCCGGACGCGTGGACGGTGCTTACGGGCGCACCAACCCGAACCAGGTCAGAACGCAGCCTCACCGGGTCGAACTTTCCGACGACGGATGGGCGTGACGTTGCTGGCCGGAGCCTCAGCAAGGGCCGGAGCGGTCTCGGCGGGCGCGGCTGCCGGCTTGCGTCGCCGACGTGCCTTCGGGGCCTTCTCGGTCGTTGCGCTCGGAGGCGTGACGGGTTCGAGAACACTCTGTTTGCCTGCACCGAGCGGAGTAGCTGGGCGACGTCGGGTCGGGGGCTTCGCAGTTGCCTTCGGGGGCTGCGCTGCCCGGGTGCGAACCGGCTTCTTCGTCTCGGTTGTGGCGGCATCTGCTCGCTTGGCCGGAGCGCGCCTCTTCACCGGATCCTGTGCCTTCTCCTGTGTGCCCTTCTGTACTCGCGCCTTCGCCTTGGCGGGGGCCTTGGTCACGGTCGGAGCGGGCTCCGTGGCCTTCTTCGGGCGACCCCGCTTCTTCGGTGCGGCTGCCTCCTGCTCCGCGGCCTCGATCGCGGCCTTCGGCAGGCGACCACGCGTGCCGGCCCCGATTCGCTGCCGGAGTTCGAGCCGACGCTGACGCTCCTCCTCCTCAGCAGCGGCAGCCTGCCGGTTCGCTTCGAGTCGGGCTTGGTTCTCCGGCGACGCCTGGTGGTAGCCGCGCAGGTGAACAGAGAGGTACACGCCGTAGCGGAAGGCGTCGTCCTTCGTCCGGAACGACTTCGGATCGAGTTCGGCCTTCTCCCTGATCCACTCCTCGACGTGCTCCATGAGCGGGGTCGGGTCGTGATCGAGGTACTTGCGGTAGTCAACTTCGGTGGTCATGATCATCCTCGGGGGAGTAAGTTTGTTATCCGCAACTCTACAGGCACGGATTCTCTGTTGCAAGAATTTGTAACTTTAGTTTGGCAGTTCTCGGGAAGTGATTCGAGCCGTCGAAGCGCGTGACGGTGTACTTCCAGGTCGAACCTCTGTGGTCCGACCGGCTTGCTTCAGCATGGCCTCTCGCCGGAGTTGCTCTCGGCGCACTCCGCGCACGGTCCCCCGCACCAACCCGCGTCGGTACAACCCTCGACGTTGTCGACGGAGGCGGTTGTTCTCGCGCATCAACGAATAGACGACGAACAGCGTGAACAACTGCCCACAAACGAAAATGATTGTCGTTATCGAATCCATGTGTCCGCTCACTTTGTGTTGAGTAGTTTTAGTGCGAACGCTACACCACGTGCACCGTCGAGGAATTTCTTCTGAAGGTCTTCCCGTGAATCGGCGACGAGGGCGATCTGTTCGTCAATCGAGTCGAGGCTGTAGAGGTTGTAGATCGTGACCTGGTGGTCAACCCGCGAGACGCGGTGGGCTCGGTCTTCTAGCTGAGTGTCGTCATCCGGGTCCCACGACCGGTCCAGCTTCACCACGTCATCCGCTGCGTCGAGGGTGAGCGACACACCGCCCGCGTTCGTGTTGAGGAAGAACACCCGCGGTCCACCTTCGCCCTGGAATTCAGCCACCTGTCGTGCTCGGTCGCGAGGCTTCGTCTCACCCGTGATGCAGTGGGACATGACACCCATTCCGGTGAGCTTCGCTCGGAAGAGGTTGATCGTCTTCGTGTAGTTCGAAGAAATGAGAACTTTCCGGTCTCCCCACACATCTCCCATGATGCCTCGCTCCGGGAGAAAGACCTCGGTTAGCCACGTGAACTTGTTCGAGGGGAAAGCCGGCACGACCGCATCGCCGCGCATCGCGAGCGCAGAAATCGCCAATTGTCGCATTCGCAGCATTTCGGAAAGCACGCCGTTGCCGAACAGGGTGCCCCCTTCAAGCGCAACCGCGGCATCCGCCTTGAACTTGCGATACACCCGGGCTTGCTCGGGCTCCATCGGCAACCAGATTCCCTTGGGTAGGGAAGTATCGTTTTTCAGGTGAGTGCCGGCGTACTGCTTCGGCGGCAGGTCTTTGGCTACCTCAGACTTCGTGCGTCGGATCATCACCGAGCGGAGTTCCCGATTCCACTCTTCTTCCATCTCCTGTTTGAACTTTCCGAGGTTTCGACCTCCGAAGAAATTGTCAGTGACCTCGAAGTACTTTTCCGCCCAACGCCAATACCCGGTGTAGATGTCCGGACGCAGCCAATTCAGTGTTCCCCAGAAGTTCTGTTGCTTGCCGCGCCACGGTGTGCCGGACAGCGCGATGCGAAGCCCTTCTTCCTGAAGGCGCAGCATCCCGAAACCCACACGTTGCTGGCTCTGCTTCTGCTGCCGGGACTTCGTGCCGGCAACGACCTTGTGCGATTCGTCGAGGATGATGGCATCCCACTCCTGCTCGAACAACACAGGGTAGAGCGGTTCGGTCTTCTTCTTGTGCCTTCTCGCGTAAGGACAGCCCACGTACTCGCCGTCACAGGTGTCTTCGAGATCCGAATGCGCGTTCTTCGGTGGGCCCGGGCACTCCGCCTCGAACTTGACTCGACACATCTCGATGTTGCAGATTACCCATATCCGGTGTCGGTAGGCCGGCTTCGAACCTTCATTTACCAGGACCATACCTTTGAGAATTTCGAACGCCTCTTCGCGCTGCTTCCGAGTTCCGTCGCAGGGGATGGCCACGTCGTTCGGCAACCAGAAGTTGATCTCGCGCTGCCAAGTGGCACGGATCGCGGACGACGGACAGAAGACGAGGAAAACTCCCTCGGTGAAACCGGCCTCGACTACCGCGCCGAAGGTCTCCAACGTCTTCCCAAGGCCCGGGTCATCTCCGCAGAGGCCGTAACGCGAGCGCGCGAGGAAGTCTGCCCCAGTCGACTGGTAGGGCCGAGAGGCGAATGCGGCAGCGAGCTTGGGCTCCTGGGCATCAACCAGTGGAGTCGAGCCCTGTGCACCGTCGAGGAGGTTCGAGAGGTAGGTCTGTCGCTCCTTCTCCGCGGCTGCCCACTCCCACAACTCGGGGCCAATCACCAGGCTTTTACCGAGGTGCTCACGGAGGGACAGGCAAGTTCCGAAATCGAGCGGCAGCGACCACACCTTCTCGGTCTTCCGCCAGGTGGCACCGGGGATGGACTTGCACGCAGCCACCACCGCAGCGCTGTACGGGCTGTCGAGAAAGATCCTGTTCCGCTTACCGGTCGCCGACCGCTCGATCCTGACGCTCACTTGTGCCTCCGTGTCCGCTCTCGGACGGTACTTTACAGGAAAGTCCTAGAAAGCACAACTAGCACGTGGGCGGGTCCTCGTACATCTCCCACTCCGCGTACTGCTCCGCACAGTTCGTGAGATCCTCGTTCAGCTTCGACTGCATGTTGTCGAGATCCTCCATATCCTGATTGAACTCCTGCTCGATCTGGTCTAGCTCCCGGGAAAGCTGCACCTGCGCCACGACGGTCAGGACCATGCCGAGAGAGCAGAGACCGATACCGATCACCGGCATCCATCGCCGCGAGCGGAAGACGGCGATCAGACCGAGCACCCCGCCGACAGCTCCGCCCGCAGCCGTCAGGTTGTTCACGATCGGCATAAAGGACAACACCGTCGCGACGATCCCAAGCACGAGAGCGGAGACGGAGAAGCCCTGCATCGCGGGACGAGGTCGAACGGGCTCATAGGTTTCAGTGTTCATTATTTGTGTTTACCTTTCTATTTTATTGATTCCAAGGGGCTTTCTTCAGGAGGTCTGCGGTTTCGTCATCCGCAAACCTGCGATCGTCGTATTCGGATCGACGGTAGTAGAGGGGAACGCCTTGCATGTTGTTGTGGTGTACCTGACCAACACCGATTTGGAATTGAAATGAACCCCCACTTTCGTGAAAAGCATCTTCAGGGCCCACTCGGTCGGCAATCCAACGCAATCGTTCGGCAAACCACCTCCGACGACTCCCACTGGGGTGGTTCTTGAACCAGTACCCGTAGTTATCCATTTTGTCTTTTATGAAAGAAAGCATTATTTCACCTGAACCAGGTTTTCGAGAGCCACCGAACGGAAGCCCTCAGGAGAGATGAAGGTGAGGATCGCCCGGCCCGCGTTGCCTGTCTCGATCCGAATGTGGTTCTTCTGCCTCATGCAGAAGTGGGTTTCGTAGTCTTCCGAAGTGTCATTCCACCAGACCAACGTCCGGTCTTGCACGGCGGAAATAATCTCGTCGTCATAGGCTTCGTCAAGATCGAACGGGATGATTTTCTTCAGAACGCGTTTGACTGGGAACTCTCGATCAACCAGAACCGTTGCCGCTCTGGGTTTCGGGTGCGGTTCCGTGAGGATCTTCAGAGCCCCGGCGACCGAGGACAACCGCTTCGCCACCTCGTGTGGAAGTCCTGAGAGGTGATGGGCCTCGATCAGCCGGGTTGAACTCCAGGTCAGATCGAGCACCTGTTCAGTGCGTAGAGCCGGCCCGACATACTCACGGAACGCCTTGACCGAAACTAGGTCATCGTCAGTGCTGAACTCGACAGCCCACCCCGCGGCCTCTGCCGCGTCCATGAACTCGTCAGCCTTCGGGTTACCGCTCGACTCGTACTCCACCTCGACAAGTTCGTTCTCGACGATTGCGGTACACGGCATGAAGACGGTCATCTCGCTGTAGGTTTCGAGCGTGTCCTCGTCCGGCTCTTCTCCCTCGAAGAAGTCGTCCCACACAGCAACGATGATTTCGTCATCACTCGCGTGATCGGGAACCTCGACTTCCCACACTTCGCCGGCCTCAGTCTGAAAAGTCAAATCTTCACACTCAGACAAATGCACTTGCCGAGTTCCGTCGGCACACTCCACGTACTCGATGATCATTCCTGTCCCGCCTCCCATCGAGTCATGGCCTTCTCGCGGATCGAATCTACGTTCGGCAGATATGGATTTTCCATCATCGCCAACGCATACGCGATGCCCTGTGCCTTCCCCCGGAGTTCTCCCCACTCTCGCAGAGGGCCCGCCACTTCAGCAGAACTATCGCTCAATGTCCAATATGGTTCTCCCTCGGACATGATGCGATCGACGATTCGATCTAATTCAGACCACAGTTCTTCGCGCAGCGCTTGCCACGCCGTCCGCCCGGTTGCCACGTCACTCACCCCACCGATGTCCGTCAGGCTTGCGCCAACACGACGGCCCACACTGCGAGCCCGGGTGCGGACCTTCGCCGAGATTCTCGGGCACAGGGGCATTGGGGCCGAACGTTCGCCCGTGTAGGCGCTCTCCGTAGACTCGGAAAGAAGGCGACTCTTCCCGGCCGTACGTCTTCGGGTCTCGCCCGGTCTCTTCGAGGTAGGCGTCGAGACGCGCGTCGAAGCCGACGTACGGCGGGCCCGTTGGCCCCTTCCTGTCCGGAAGGTAAGCCCCGGCGAGGAGGAGGAGGATGAGGACGGCCGGCACTATCCAGATGAGATTCCACCAGTCCTCAATGCCGAATACGTTCATGAGATCACTCCAAAGCAACCGAGACCAAAGAACAGGAGAACGAGGAAGGACAGCAGAGCGACAACCACGCGGACGACAATCATTTCTTTAGTTCGATTTCCCTCTTGAGTGTTTCCGCCAGACGAGTGTGATCCGGGGTCAAGAATATTCCGAGCAGAGTGTCATCTTCCCGAGCAACGCAGTATCGAACAACGAACTTCTTGGGTTCAATCGGATCGGGAACTCGCTCCGCCCAAGTGATCCGAAGTCCCACAATCGTTTCGGCGCTCACAGCGAAACCTCGTGCCAGCACCGAGAAAACTCTTCCTTTCGACGGGCCTTCATG